TCTGCTTGAGGACCAAAGAGAGCAGAGGTTGTCGACCGGGTTACATGAGATTCTTCCCTTTGTTAAAAACGAGAGTCAGCTTAGAGAAGCTATAAAGGGCTTAGGCATGACTATGAAGGAGGCAAGAAGGGCGCAAGAACTCTGGAAAGACTACAGGCCAGACTATAGGCACGACCTGGATCAAATGGAGGCTATGAAGCAGATGTCTGTGTTTGGAGCAGATGCTTATGTCAGGGATATCTTCGCCAAGATGCCGCAGGGCCTGAACCAGGTTGATAAACAAGCCTACTACGCCTCTGCGGCGAACAAAATACCTGAAACGGCGGACCGGGATGCGGTCATAGAAAAACTAACTGCTGCCCTTGAGTTTAGCGGTGGTAAGGATTACACCCCTGAAGACTTCTGGATGCCACATAAGGTGAACCTCAAAGAGATTGGGCCAAAGGGTAGAAAGAGGGTACGTGCTGCTATTGACCACCTCAAACTACAGGGTGGGTATTGGGAGGGAGAGGATAACACCACCCTAAGGTTTAATCCGACTAGGATACAGAATGTAAACATCAAGGACAACACTAACTTGAGGGCCATGGAAACACTGAAGAAGTATGGTGTTGTTCCAGTCAACGTAGATATGACAGGTTCTCAGATATTCAGGCTGACACAAGATAGGATGCCCGTAGGAGCAATCATACACTCTAATAACCCCTACGCCATGGCCTATGCAGAGGAGTATAAAGCCTCTGACAAATCAGGAAGACGTGGTTTTGAACAGCAGCGATCTGATTGGGAAGACAGGTACTGGTTACTAGAAAAAAGTAAACGTGACGATGTGATGCTTCAAATGCAGCACACAAACATGGTAGCAGCACTTGCCAAGAAAGGAATGGATGTAGCCCACATGGCAGGTGGTCCAGGTGCGGCTAAATTTAGTGTGTACCATCTAGGACAACTTGCAGAGGAGTGGAGCGAACTCTTTGGGGAAGACAATCCACTGAGGAGTATTGCCGGTAATATCGAGTACATAGACACCGGGCGTAAGGATAAAGACGGGAACTCTATCATGGATGTTGCCCCCGATTCAATCGAAGCACTGTCCAAAGCACTCGAACAGCAGGCTGAACTAGAACTTAGGCATGTTGAGACTGCAGGTTTTGCGGAAGGGACCTCTGACGAGGATAAGCGCCTCACAAAGAAAATGACTAAGGATTGGAGGACGCAACTAAACCTCTTCGTTTCTAGGGCCAGAAATGTAGATAGGATGCGGAGAGATAAAGAGTACAGTGCTCGTATCCTTCTGGGTTTCGTCGAGGCTGCTCTTCGAGCGCAGGTTGCCAGGATGTACATCGACAAGGATCGTATGTTGGCCTCCTTCTACAATGAGATGAAAAGCAGGATCAACCTGACCGGGTGGCTGCAGACTGAAGCAGGTGCGGAGAGCGTACTACAGAATGTTTTTAATGAGGCTACTGATAGATCTAAGAGTAAAAGACACCTGATAACCAGGTACGAAGACCCTGAATACGGACTTACTGAAGGGGGGATGCCTATGGGAGGGCCTGTCACTCAAGACCTACCAGGGCTTTCTGCTCAGGGGGTTACTGAGGCGCAGAGGTTAAGAGAGCAACTACGTGCTGCAGGGGTTCAAGGAATATGAACGAAGACCAAGAAGTACAGATTCTGAAGTTGATGCTTATTGAGCAGGAGGCTGGGAACCTTGCGGAGGTAGAAAAACTAAAGGCCCTCCTGCAAGGGGGTGGCGTTAACCAGGCAGTGCAACCACAAGCAGTCCCTGTAGATCAGGCTGCTCAGGTCTATGATGATGTGCCTTCAGTGCCTACCCAAGACTTGGCTTCCCCTAATCAGCAAGTACCAGCCCAACAGGCTGAAGTACCTGCTTCTATGGACACCCAACCCATAGCACCAAACCCCGAGATAAACCCTGCCGATAACCTGGCGGACCAAACTACAAACAACAGGGCTTGGTTAGGAAAGATCACCGATGCCTTGTGGCCTGGGTCCCAAGGGATGAGCATAGGGGATTACGTAAGCACTGCAGGTGGGCGCTACTCAAACCCATTGGAGGCAATGAAAGAAGCTCAGGCATACCCAGGGTACACTATCCCGGATATGCTACAGCAGACGTTTGACGAGGATACACAGAAGTTTAAGTCTAACCTCCCTTCCCTACAGGAGTGGGGCCAGATAGTAACAACCCCCGAGTTTATGTCTAACGTAGGCACTATTGCAGGACCTATGTTATACAACAAGTTTAAGAATGACCTGGCTTTCTTTAAGGGAGCGCCTCCCCGAGTAAAGGATGCGGCCCTGATGACCCTTATAGGGGGTGTTGCCACAATGTTTGGTGGGACTGTCAGTGACATCCTGAACCAAACTCCATCCAAGATGGGAGAGTTTGATTTCAGCACTGTGGGGAAGTCCTTTTTCCCCGACTTGACTACCCAAGCCGGTAGATTTCAACAGGGGACCATGTGGACAGCAGCCCCTGAAGCAGTTATGCAGGGCCTTGGTAAGTATGTAGGGGGTCCTGCCGCCAGGTGGGCACTCGGGATAAAGGATCAGTGGAAGGCTAATATAGCCAGGCAGATCAAGGCTGCTGAAGATCTGAGTATGCCTACCCCAGAGAATGTACAGAATATTGCCCAGTGGAAGGCTATGCCCTTGTGGCAGCAGATGCTCCCACAGTGGGCCGGGGGTCCTAAATCCCTGGCAGTGGGTCCATACGGTAGGCAGACGGCTGGAGAGATAGGTACGGAAACCTACATAGGTGCTGGTGGGGTGATACCCACAGCGGCTCAGGCCTTCGGTGCCCTGCCAATGGCTGGTGCCGCTATTCGTAAGCAGGCTGTTTACCATAGTGGGGCCGCCATAGAGAACATGCGACGCAAGTTAGATCTTATGGGTAGGGATTTAGAAACTGATACGTTGGGTAAGATTGTTACCTATGCCGCTAGGAGATGGGGGAAGGATCAGCTAGACGACGTAGCCAAACTGTACGACAAGGTAGACGAACTAGCCGAAGCAATGCCTGGACTGCGTAATCAAGTTCCGGTCAGACTTGGGCCTCGTAGTGGGGGACAGCAGACAACAGCGGTAATCGAACCAGCAAGTGCTCCGGGACATATTGTCCCAACCAATAGAATAAAGCAGGCTACTCAGGAAGTTTATGACGATGTGATGAACATCCCGAGAGACCAACTTACGGATGAACCTATAGAGGTGTACTTGGGTGTTCAAAAAAACGCAGCCCATTGGTTAAAGCAGATGGAGAGGCTTGGTCCTAATGCAACCCTTGCACAGGTAAGAAACTTGAGGCGGCTTGTCTCTGAGGATTTAGAGAAGCTGGGGGATGCGGAGACCGCCAAGTTTGCATTACTGCGATACAAGAACGCCATGACAGATGCTATCCACGTGGACTCAGTGGCGGCCTTAAAGGCCCAAGGTACACCAGAATACAGTGCAGTAGCTAATGCTCTTCAACTGGCAAACCTGACCTACAAAACATTTAAGGACTTTACTAGAAGCACTGCCGGGCAACAGTTTGAATTAGTTAATCCTAAATTCTGGAAGGCAGCAACACTTGAAGGGAAGTTAGTACAGAACGGTAGTCAGAATGCAGACGAGATGTTTGGTTTAGCCTTTAACACCGGCATGAGAAGTCCTCAGTATCTTAGGGATATGAAGGAGATCATGGGGGAGAAAACCTTCAATACAGCCGCCGGGAATTACCTACGCAAGGCTATGGATCAGGCCTTTAAGTCAGGTGAATTACAACCTACGATGGGGATGGTACAGACAGCGCAGTCTCCTGGCTACCAAATGGGTAAATTGGAGGGGATGAAAACACCAGCCAAGTTTAGTGAGGACGCCTTCAGGAGTGCCCTTGGGCTGGGACGTGGAGGGCCATTCAAGACCGCTGGAAGCGGAGCACTGAAGGAACTCTTCAAACTTACTGGGAGTAAGGTTACTGTACAAAACGTAGATTCTCTGATGACAATCCTGGCAAGGTATCCTATAAACATGGACCTGGCAACCATGGCAGCCCGTCGTATTCCTCTGGCTGGATCTAAGGGGGCGCTGTCTGTGGTAAGTGGGGGATTGGCTAGGGGTGTAACCGGGGCTGGTGGGCTTGCCGCAGGTGGTGCGGTCATGGGGACCATGGGTGGTGCCCTTGCAATGATGCTTGTTCTTAACCAGTTTGGCAGGATTTTATCCAACCCCAACGCCTTGAAGTCCCTCGTCAAATTAGGGAACACCATGTCCGCTGCAGAGAAGGCCGGACGAACCGTAGGGAAACACAGTCAACGTGCTATGTTTGTGAAGTTGTTTGTTGACCTTGGGTTCGACCATAAGGACTCGAACGGGGCATTTAATACCTTGCATGGTGTAGCCCGTGATCTCAAGCCTGAGATAGACTACAAGATAATGCAGGGAAGACAGGCTATAGAAGGCGTAACAGGCCTAGAACTTTGATGAAGGCCCTTCTCCTGGGCTTGGTCGCACTTATAGCATTCCCGATATCTGCCGGAGCACCTGAAAACGCTCAGAAGCTAATGGTCCCCTATCCTTCTGTCTGTACTCCAGGTATGACAGAAATGATGGGTGCGCTAACGACAGACTACGCACTACACATCTCAATGACCTTTGAGGAAACACCTATTACAGGCGTAGTAGTCTTGCATAACCCAAACACTCAGACTGCTGCTGTCCTGCACGTTAGTGAGGTCAGGACTTGCCTGGTCTTTTCTGGATTAAATGCACAGGTCTTTGAAAGGCCGGAAGGCATGGCTCCCCCTAAGGAGCAAGTACAACAGGACTTCGAGGAGTCGTGATGAGTGAGGTAAGCGATCTTGAGATTGGGAAACTAATCCAAAAGGTCGATAGCCTTGAGACTATGGTGAGGGAGCAGAATGATCGCCTGGATAAACTGGACCAACAACTGGAACGCACAAGAGGCATAGGCATTGGTGTCGTCTTAGCTACTGTAGGCTTATCAGGTATAGGTGGGTCATTGTTTACAAGGTGGTTAAGCAGTGGCGGATGAGGGGGTCAATCTAAGCGACAAGACCTCTGTTGGGATGCCTATAAGAAACCTTATAGGTTTAATAGGTACGGTGTGTGTTGGGGCATGGGGTTACTTCGGAGTTCTGGAACGCCTGAATAAGGTCGAGACAAACTACATCCTTATGCAATCAGCAGTTACCAAGAACAGTACCTTCTCTGAACTGTGGCCCCGGGGTGAACTCGGGGCGCTCCCGGATGATGCAGAACAGTACATGTTGATCGAGCATCTCAGCCGTGAGTTCACAAAGCTACAGGCAATGATAGAGGGAGGTGAGGCTCCATTTGACAGGCAGCAAGCACTTACTCTGGACTTCTACAGACAAAGGATAGAGGCGCTAGAACAGAAGGTGGAAATACTCAAGGATAAGGTTGCCCAAATTAAATCACAGAATGGAGCGCACTAGAGTGGAAGTCATGTTTGTATTACTGTTGTACATGAACGATAACCTAAAGGAATGGATGGGGCATTGGGAAAACCCAAGCACAGGTCAATGGGTTGAGATGGGGATGTCTGGATGTCTAAGTATGAAACGTACGCTGAAAAGAAATGGCTGGAAAGACACGGCCTCCGGGAAGACCCGATTCACCTGCGAAGAGAGGACCGTAGAATTGAAGACAAACAAGGATGGGAACATCGTGGTGGCGAAGGTGCTATGAATCATTTATACGATGTTCAAATGACCTGGTGGAGACATGCAAAGTTTGCCTGGTGGTTATCATGGAAATTATTTCTTTTATCGTTGACTGCTTTGGTACATGGGCTGTTACCCTTTATGTTTTCATCAACTACGTCTGATGGTCTGAAGAAGCTAAACGAGCAACTATCTAATAGGAATTAACATGCAAAAATGGAAAGATTTAAGCGCTGGAAAGAAAAGATTTTGGGCAGCCGTAGGGGTCATAGTGATCATAGCCGTGGTCGGTTGGGTCACTGGCTGGTGGTCATCGCCGGATGTGCCTGTACAGTAGGATGTACGACGCTCAAGAAAGCAGCGATAGTCAGCAGCCTGGGGACGACAGGTGCTCTTGTGGGGAACGCAGTGTCCGGGACTGCAGGACTGGTTGTTGGGGGACTGACGACTGCGGCTGTGGCGGACGTTGCGACGGAGGTGATGGTTGGATCAACATCAAGTTCTGCTATGAATAATTGCGCTCCTGATAATTTCTGGTCCCTGTTAGGGTCCTTGGTCGAGATGGGTGGATGGTTACTGATACTGATATTCATAGCCCCAATGGTGCTCGGGTGGATACTCCCCGGACCACTGGAAAAAAAGAAAAAGAACTCAAAATAGTAGAGGTCTCCTGGATAGACGCCTACACGGAGTCCAGTTGGGCTGAGTATAAGCCTGAGTCAATACCAACAAAAACGTACGGGCTTCTAGTGAAGAAGACCAGGGACTGGACTACCTTGGCCATGACTAAAGAGAAAGACTACTGGGGGAACCTCTGGTACATACCTACTAAGAATGTTCTCGGGATAAAAGAGATAGCTACTATCCCTGCATCATAACTCCCATGCCACTGCAGGATTCACACCAGAGATCGTCTATAGGGTAGAGTTCATGGGAGGGTATCCCATAGCAGGGTGGCCTGTCCTTTCTCCCAAAGTCAGTCGAGTACTTCTCCTGCTTACACTCTTCCCCTGGTAACCAACCCTGTATTAGGTAGCTGGGGTGGGTCCCCATGCGCCACAGGTCTACGACAAGCACGTAGATCCTTCCCTCGGTAGGGTCGTTAGGCCTGACCAACAACTGCCTCTGTGTATCCTTTACAGAGCGCACCTCGATGTTATCCCCAATGTCTGCCTTATCGTGAAAGGTATCGACACTACCATCCCAATACAAACCTAAACCTTTAGCGACTGCACACTCTGCAGCCGCTCCCCGGATGTCCATCTCGAAAAACCCAAACTCCCCTTCCTTAAGACCGTACTTGTGAGCGTCATGCTTTGCTCTAAAACTAGAGAAGGCACGGGCCATTCCAACCTTGGCGGCCATCTCGGCCTCGTACCACTCTAGTTCTATCTTCATGCGGCATCGTCCGGAAACTTAATGATGTTCTCCCCTTCCGGGTGCCTGTTGACAATCCCACTGATACGATCAATCTCAGGGTTGAAGAAGTCCCTGATTGTTTCCCACAAGGCATGTTCAGTTATGCTCTTAGACTCAGCCACAGACCTGTCAATAGCCTCATAGATCTCCTTCACCATGTCGCCCCGGTGTGCTAAGAGGGAGGCCAGGGCAGCAGCAGAGGAGGTGTGGAACAGGAGCATCCCCGTAAGGGCCTCCGTTGTGTGAGACTCACCTGCCATTACTGTTCTCCAGTGCTGTGATCCTCCG